GCTCCGCCTGCCCCTCCAGTCGTGGTTACGCCTGCCGACCCGGCGACGGTTTGACCGCCTCCGCCTCCACCGCCTTGACCGTTGGCGGTTGAGTTGACACCGTCGCCGCCTTCTTGACCCGAAACACCATCAGCCATTGAAACTGCGCCAACCTGCACGCGCGCTTGATTGTATGCAAGGCCGCCGCCGCCACTACCACCAATTTGCGGATCGCCTTCTGTGTTGCGTGAAAAGTCGCCACCGCCGCCGCCACCTGCCGCAGCTACGCCACGCGAACCGCCAATAAGAGAACTGGAACCGTTGCGCGCCGACGCGCCAGTCGAGACGTTGCCGCCTGCGCCACCGCCGCCAATTGTGACAGTTGCGTTGGCATCCAAATACACGGTCGCCTGCAACATGCCACCTGCGCCACCGCCTCCAGCACCACCAGCCAAGTTGCTGTTTGCGCCGCCGCCTCCTCCGCCCCCGCTGCAAATCAAGAAATCAAACACCCCCGCTTTAGTCACGCTCAGGGTCGATGACGAACTGAACGTCAACAGTGTGTAGTTGACGCCGCCGACCGTGATGCTGCTCGATGATCCGCCTGTTGCTGTTCCGTACGTTATGCCGCCTGCGGGAAAAAATACGAAGGTTGACGCCGACAGAGCCAACAGCGTGCCGCCTCCGTATTGCGCCAGTGCTAATGAACCGTTGACGTTGATGGTGACGCCTGCGCCTGCAGTGACAGTGCAGGTTCCTGCGCCTTTGTTCGCAATGAATACCATTTGACCGGCACTGAACGTTGACGTGTTTGCGGTGATGGTCGTGGAAGCTGCGTTGTTCATGATTACGCGCTTGCCGTTGTCGCCGGCAACCAAAACGTATGACGCGGTCTGGTCGTTGATTGGGAGTTCGGTGATTGCGTTCATCTGCGCGGCAGTGAGAACTTGACCGGAGACGAACGGGAAGGGTGTTGCCATGTGTTTCAGCCTAGGACATTGGCAGAGTCGAGGGTGCCATAGGTGGCGTCGTTGAGGATGAGTTCGTAGACAATGGTGGTCGGGCTGGTATAGAACGTGATGCGGTGTCCCCGGTTGACGTCGATGACGCCGACGATGCCTTCTACCGCCAATTCTGTAGCGACTTGGGTGCCTAGGCCGGGGATTTCTTTATTGATGCTGATGGTGTCGCCAATGTCTACGGTGCTGACGGTTGTGCGTTGCGCGCCGGTGAGGCTGCCAAACCATGTGGAGACGCTGGTGTACCGGGGTGTTGGGTCTGGCTCAAGCAGGTATGTGGCGAGCGTGGCGATTTCGCCTCCGTCATGGAGGAGGCTGTTGATGATGGTGAAGTTTTGCGTGAAGTAGGTGGCGATGCTGGTGGCGTCGGTGGCGGTGCTTGATTGGTTGTTCAGGCCTTGGACGTATGCGCGGTTGACGACGTTGTCGGCGTCAAACTCGATGTCAACTGCGTCGTATTTGGCGCCTGTGCCATCGTCGTTGAAGTCAATTACCGGTCCAGAGAGGGTGTTGCCGATGCGTTGTTGGAACGTGACGACACCTGATCGGGACATGAATAGGCGTCCCTGTTCGGCTTCGTTTATTTGCTGTAGGTAGGTGAGGGTGTTGGTGCCTTGCGGGACGGTGTAGGAGGCGTCGTGTCCGAGGTTGACGGTGCCGGTGGCGATGCTGGTGCTGCCGGTGTAACTGACTTCGGTGAGTGCGAGCGCGCTGGTGATGCGTTGCCCGGAAGTTTGTGCTGTGACGTTCCATTCGTTGAGTTGTGTTTGTGCGAGTTTGTAGAAGTCGTCGGCGCACTGCACGTTGACCACGTTGTACCCGGCAAGCTGGAAGTCGTAGTAGTAGGAGGTGACGATGCCGACGAACAAGTATTCGCCGTTGCGTGACAGTCGCACTGCGCGCATCGGGGCGAGTCCCGGCTGGTCGTTGGCTGGGTCGTAGTAGGGGCTGGTGGTGTCGTACGGGCCGAGGATGCCTGTTTCGTCGTACATGTTGAACGTCATCGTCCCGGCACCGAACTGGTAGTCGGTTTTTTCGCGCCCTCGCTTGTAGACGATGTTTGTGACGTACGGGGTGATGTCGGCGTAGGTCGTCGCTGGTCCGAGTGTGCCTGTGTCTAGTGCGCTGCTGTCTAGACGGAACGATGAGTAGTCGAACCCGGTGTCAAGTTCGAGGAGGTAGTTGCCGGACTGTACGACGCTGGAGGTCATGTCAGGCGATCTCGAGTTGTAGTGGCCCCGAGCGTCGGTTGTATTCGGTCAGGGTGTCAACGATTTTGTCGGCGAGTGTTGCTTCGGCGATGGCTGCGTTGACAACGATGGTGATGCCGCCGGTGAGGCCGTCCAGGAGTGCTTCGTTGCCGGGTGCTGCGCCGAATCCGCCGCCTCCGCCTCCGATTTGGTCAACCGGCAAGATGTCGTACAACTGGTCAATCAACCCGGTGCGGGGGGCGGCGGCTCCGCCGCCTGCCCCACCGCCACCGCCGCCCGCCGTAGGAGGGACGACTGGTACGACGGGGACCACTGGGGCCACCGGGGGACCGAATGTGCGCTCGACGAAGTCCGGGCCGCTGGTCGGTCCGGGTGCCGGTGCGGTGGCGCCTGAGCCGACTCGTCCGAACGGGTAGTCGGGGACGCGCGGTAGGCGTGCTTCGGGGATGAGTGGTATGTCAATGGGGCTGATGGCGTTGAACGCGCGGTTGATGTAGTTGACTGCAAGGACTGCGCTGTTGGCGAGTGCCTCGAATCCTGCGATGCCGATGTTGACGAACTCGCTGATGCTGTGTGCGAGTTCCTTGAACGCGAACCCGCCATCGGCTGAGAGCTGGTCAATCGTGACAGCGAGGGATGCGATGACGCCGGAGAAGATTGCGACTTTGCCTCCCGTCGTTGCGAACGACGCACCGAGACCGACGTTAGATGCGGTGAGCGCCTTGGTGGCAATCTCGACAACAATCATCGTGGCGTTGTACACCTTCATCGCTGCGTTGAGTGCGAGGATGCCGGTGGCGAGTCCGCCGACGATGACGATGAGTTTGACGATCAGGTCGGTGTTTTCTTGGACGAACTTCGCCATGTCCTGCAGCACCGGCAGCAGGCGCTCAAGGATCGGCAGGAACGCGGCGCCGATGCTTTCCTTGGTTTCCGAAAGGGTGATGGAAAGCCGTTTCATTTGGCCCTCGGCGCTGTTGGCTGCGACGCTCGCCGCGCCGCCTACGGTGGCGGCGACCTGCGACATGATTTGGTCGAGGGAGGCGCCTTCCTTGATGGTGTCCCGGAGGCTGGGAATGAGGGAGGCCAGAGCCTTGGTGTTGCCGCTGTAAGCCTTGGCGACTGCGTCGGTGACGGCCCCGAGGTCGGCCCCGGTGGCTGCCGAGATGTCAAGTGACGTATTGAGGAGGTCTTGGCTGTACGTCAGGTCGCCGGTGGTCTGGACAAGGGTGGCGAGCGCGGGTCGCAACTGGTCATCGGCAACTGCTGCGGACATCATTGTTTTCTCGATGTACGCCTCCGCTGCCTTGACGTTCGCTTTGCCTGCAAGAGTGTTCTTTTCAATCGCCTGTGCGAGCAGCGCCTGTGCCTTGGCGTCCTCGATGGCTGCCTTGGTGGCGTCACCTACCGCGAACGCCAGTCCGCCCAGCGCCGCAGCTGCCGGGATGGCTGCTTTCTTGAGGAGGAACTGTGCTTTCTCGCCGGTCGTGCCAAGTTGCTCAAACTCTTTAATTGCTTTGCTGACGCCTTTGCCGTCGAACTCGGAAACAATTGGGATTACGACTGCCACGTCAGACTCCGAACTTCGTCCGCTGGAACAGGTCGTCAATCAGTTGCTGCATGCGTCGCATCACTTCGTCGCTGTTGGCTTGCCATGCAGGCCACAGCACGCGCGACGCCTTGCCTTTTTTGCCTTCAATGCCCCGGATCATGTTCGCCCCGGCGCGAGTGGCGCCGCGCGACGTGCGACCCGCAAGGTCATAGATGGTGTTGATGGCACCGGACCATGCGATTGAAAAGACTGCGAGGTTGCTAATCATGCCGTTGTATTCGCGCGGACGCTTGCCCGAGACTCGAGCCTTGATGTAGTCGTCGGCGACCGCCGAGTCCCAAGGCAGCAGCTGCCGCCCGGATTTCGTGGTCCACGAGCGCGACCAGCCGCTAATCGGTGTCCCGAACGGGATTCGCTGCTTGGCTTCGGTGATTACCGGGGCGACGATCTCTTTGTAATCCTTGGTCAGTTGTCGGCGCGCCGATTTGTCGATGCTGTTCAGTTCCTTGACCGCTTCCTTCAGGCCGACGAACTGCATCTCGGCATACACAGCAGTCATTTGCGCGGTCCTTTTTGTCGACGTTTCTCATCCAAGAGTAGTACCGTCGCAAGGTCTTGCGTGTCGAAATCGATGTCGGGCGGCCACCATCCAGTCGCCAACAGCAGTGCTGCTAGTTGTCGTCGGACGGTACCGCTTCCGTAGGGTTTGACGGTTCCACGCCTTCGGCCTCAATCTGTTGCACCGACTCCAGCCACGTCTCGTAGTCGCGTCCGTCGATCTTGTTCTTGCTGATGCGGTGCCAACACAGGAACGTCATGTCGTCGATGCCCATGCCGGACGACAGGTCTTGCACTTTGCGTCGGCTCTTGCGTTCCCATGCGGCGAAGTCGGCGATGCCGATTTCGACCGTCGTTCTGGTTTCTTTGCCTGCCGGGGTGAGGTAGGTGACGGTGAACGTCAGTTTCATGCTGCCCTCCTAATGAGCGTCAATTGATTACGGGGTAACGTCCTTGACGAGCGTGCCACCGACGAAGGTGACTTCGACCTGTGACAGTTCGCCGAGTGATGCGTTGACCACGTCGAACGACTCGAGGTAGGCGTTCGTCAACTGGAACTCCGGGTTCGTGGCACTGATCGTGCCGCTCGTCGGTTTGATGGAAACGAACGTTGCGGCTGCACCGACGAGGCTGTTGATGAGCGCGTAGGTTTCGCTCGCTGCGTACGACATGAGGAACGTGAGCGTGCACGTGTTGTTCGTGAGGCCGCCGACGTACTGGCGTCCGGTCTGACCGAACGCGGTGGATTCGAGGGCGTCCTGCGACGTGGTGAGGACTGCGCTGATGCACTGGTCTTGGATGTCCGTACCGGGCGATGAGGCGCCAATGCTGACGACCGGGTTGGAGAGGTAGGTGGTGGTTGCCATGATTCAGTCCTTCCGTTTCTTGCGTAATACCTTAGTCGCTGCGGACTTGGCTTTGGTGACAGCCTTGGTTGCGGTGTCCTCGACCTTTTCGCACTGCCCGGAGGCGAGCAGGTATTCAGCAAGGCCGCTGTCCTCAATGTCGATGATGTCGCCTTGTGAGTGTTTGTTGAGGCGGTGCGTGGTGACTCGGAGTTTCATGGTGCGACTTTCGTGGAGAGGGTCATTTCGTAGGAGGCGAAGTCTTGATTGCCGATCTGTGTGACGGTTGGACGCCCGGACATGAGACCGAGTTCGGCTTCGCGGATCAGGTCCGCGAGCTGCAACAGTTTGTCGAGTGCTTTGCGGTCGCCCGGGCCGATCGCGAGAATCTTGATGGTGAACTGCATCTCGGTAATGACGTTCGTGTGCATGAGGAACGACGGTGCGTCAACGAGGACGCAGGGCGGGTTGATGTTGCGCGGGTCGCTTGAGGACACGACCGGCAGCCCGGTGATTGTGCCAAGTTTGGTGACGAGCGCGGAGTAGCCGTCGTCAAGGAGACCCATTAGGCGACCTGTGGGCGGTTGATGCCGAGCAGTCGCAGCACCTCAACGAATGAGCCGCCTACCGGCCCGGATGTTGCGAGCGGGTCGTATGCGGCGTATGACTCGGAAGCGCTGCCGCGCATCCTGTAGAGGTAGCCGCAATACATGACGGTCCCGAGTTTGACGTCCAGTGACGGGACGGTCGACAGGCTGTCGAAGTACCCTGCCTCTTGTCGGCGTCGCCACGCGAACTGGTTGCCTGCACCGACTGCCATGACGAGCAGGTCGTAGTCGCTGGATGGATTGGTGACCGTGAACCCCAGCCAGTCCTCGACGTCGGCGACGCTCACCCAGCTGCAGGTCGGTGTGAACGTGACCGTCCCGGTGACTGCGTACCGGGTGATGTCTGCGTTAGTGAGGGCGAACGCAATTTGGTTCTGGATGCGTACGGCGGTGTCGTACAGGTAATCGCCCTCGTCGTCGGTGCCGAGGAACAGGAACTGCGGAATCGCTGTGACGACCACGCTGCCGGTGAACGGTGAACCCAATCCGAACCCGGACAGCGTGATCGTGTTGCCGACATCGACCGGCGTCGAAGTGAGCGTTGCGATGACGCCGACGTTGTCGGTGACTTGCGCGTGCGTAGTTGTGTAGGTCGCCATTCGGCGGCCCTCCTAACTCGCTTTGATTAGGCCCAATCCATGTATTGGAACTTGGTGGCATCGAGCATCAGCGTCGCGAAGTAGCCCCGGAACGACACTTGGCGTCCGAGGACTTCCGGCTTGTCGATGGCGATGACGCCGCGCTGGTTCTCGTAAATCTCGAATCCGGCGAAGCGACCGGCGGCGCAGCCGACGATCATGCGCTTGGCGGTGAAGTTCTTGTCGACGACAAGAGTGAGGCCGAGCGGGTTGCCGTTCCACGAGGTCGTGGTGTACGAGTTCGAGGCTGCGTTCATTGGTCCGACTGACGGGAACAGTGGGCGGTTGCTGCCGTCCACGAGTCCGCCGATCTTGGCCCATGTTGCCGGGTCAACGAACAGGTGCGTCGGGAGGACGTTGGTATTCGCTGCGATTGACTTCGCTGCGGAGTAAAGGTCGGCGAGCAGCGTTGCTGCGGTACCGGCCCATGTGCCTGCGTTCGTCGCACCGGACAGCAGCTGGTCGGCTGCGTAGTTGTCGGTCGCGTCGGCATACTGGCCTGCGAGGTCCTCGAGGACTATGTTGACGCTGTTCGGGTCGGTCCAGTCGATGTCCTGTTCGGAGAGCAACACGGTGCCGCCGAAGGTCAGGCGGGTGACGATGTTGCTCGACACGACCATCGTGGTCGACGACAGGCCTGCGAGTTCGCTCGCTTGCTGTGCGACGCTGACGTGCGTGGTGATCTCCGGACGGTTGAACGTCTTGCCTGAACCCAACGGCATCGCGCGCGCACCGATTGCGGTGACGACCGGGCGGAGGTAGTTGATGTTGTTGTAGACGGGTCCGACGACCGGGACTGGCAACAAACCGGGAGTGTCGGTGGTTGCGATGTCGCCTGCGGCGGCCTCAAGAGGATTGTGGTACGCCTGATGTTCGGCAATCATGCGGTTCACTGCAGCGAACTTTTCGCCGCCCTGAACGAACGCGCTCGCCCATTCGGCTGCGCTCGGGAGTCGTCCCGGTACGCGCTTGGCTTCGGCCCAGATCGGCGCCTTCGGCGACTCGGCTGGCTTCTCGGTTGCGGTGATTTCGGTGGTCATGGGTTTCTCGCTTTCCGTTGATTCGACATTAGCAGCCGCGATGCTGTCAATGGTGGCATCTGCGAACGCTGGTTCTGCGACGATTGACAGTTCTCGCCAATTCGCTTTGCTGACGACCAGTACGCCTGATTCGTCGTACTCGGCCTCGACCGGGTCGACTCCGACACTGACTGCGTCAAGAGCGCCGTCTTTGATGAGTTCGATGACGTCGTCACCTGCCTTGGTGGCGCTGATGCGTGCGGTGTACCGCATCTCCTCGTCATCGGCGGTGCGGCTGGTGACGATGCCGATGATTTTGGAGCCGTCGTGCGCTTCCAACAAGCGCGGCGCTTTGCCGTTGATCGGCAGGCTACCCGGCAGGAACTTGACTTTTTCGCCGCCTGAAACGGTGGCGATGACGTTGTATGGCACTGCGACGCCGCTGATTTCACGGCTGGGTGCATCGCCTTCGGCGGCGATGATTGTGACTTGTCCGGCTGAAAGTTTGAGCATGTCCCCAGCGTACGACATGTCAATCCGCGATTGGTGTACCCGGTGTAACGGACGTGCCGGTACCGGAAGGGGCAGTGGGCAGACTGTCCTCCCGGCCCGACATGTCGTTTTCCTCAAGGTAGGAGTCGACATCAAGTTTGATGTAGCGACCTCGAGGAGTGACACTATTGAGACTGAGGGTCTGTTCGATGCAATCAATGTACGGTTTCGCGCCGAACAGGTAGAGGTCCTGTCGCGCCTGTTGCGCGTTCTGGTACGTCATGCCTGAGCCGGTCGGTGCGCCGACGAGGTACGGCGGAATGTTGGCGACGCGCGACAGTTCGAGCGCCTGGTATGTGCGCGCGCTGACAAGTTCCAGTTTGCTCGGGTCGATGTTGGATTCTTTCCACTCGACGTACTCGTTGAGCGCGGCGACGCTCGAAGTTTGTCGTGCCTCCGACCATGCAGCTGCGAGATCGGCGAGTTCTTGTCCGCTCATCGGTTCGCCGCCGGTCTGCTTGAGGTACCCCGCTGGGACCTCCATCGTTGCGAATCGTTCTGCTGCGGAGTCCAGTCTGATCGCGGTGTTGATTGCGCGCGACCCGGTGAACAGCAGGCCGGGAATTGGTGAGAGGAACTGCACGACATCGCGCGTCTCGAGTTGCAGTCCTTGGAAATAGATTTGCGATGACGGTCCCCACCACTGCGGTCCGGCTTGGTCCCATGTCGTGACGTCGGCTGCGGGAATCCATGTGAACGCTGACGGGAATCCTGCGGCGCTGCGCGCGGTCACGACCCAAAACGCGCGACCGTAAAACAGCAGGTCGTCGGCAGTGAACGACATGATGAAGTTCCGTGTGACGTTCGGGTCCGGATTCTGGAACCATGTGTCGGGCGGCAAGTCGACGTACTCGTATTCGTCGCCGTTCCACACGCGCCCGTACTGCTCAATCTCAAGACAGCCGACCATGCCGCAGATCAGGTCGCGTGCGCGACTGATGGTCGGGTTGCGCAACGCAATCGTGCGGTCGGCGCCGGTGGTGTAGTTGATGAAGTTGCCGACGAGCGGGTTGCCTGCTGCACCTGCAGCTGCCTTGATGCTTGGATGCGTGGAGACTTTGCGGTCGGCGCGGTTGAACAGGGGCATGCTTACAGACTAAGCGACGCGCTGTTGTCTGGCGGTGCCAACTACCGCTCGACGTACGGCAGGCGCTGGGCGTGAGCCGATGCCTGCCGCCCATACAAGACACCGGGCCAACTCAATCGGCCCGGGCGACTTCGTCGACGAGAGGGCAATGGCGCCTGTGGTGCGTACCGCTACCGCGCGACCGACGTGTTCAGAGAGCATCGTTTCGCCGGTGTGGAACAGTCGACGCTCGGTGAGCATCTGACGAACCACTGCTGTCCACCGGCAGATTTCTTGGTAGCCGACGATGATGCGGCGACGCTGAAACGCAGGTGGACACGACACGTCTAGCGTCGGTGTGATCGCCAGCACGACTTGCGGGTTGGCGGCAATTTGTTTGTCCACTTGCGTCCAGCAGTCCGAGAGCGTGTCAACCATGAACGCGACGGTCGCTGTGAGTTGTCCTTCGGCGTTGACGTTGCAGCGGACGCCGACGTACCTGCCGTCGTCCATGCTGACCTCGACCGCAAGGACACCGTTCGGTAGCGGTGCTGATTTGGCGCGCAGGTCTTGGAACAGTCCCGGCGGCAGCCACGACTGGTCGGTCTGCGTCCACACGTTGACGCTCGAGCGCAGGAACGCCGAGCGGTTCGGTGCGTGCGATTCGGCCTCGAGTGACTCCATCGTGATCGTGTGACCGAGCGCCGGGTTCGCGTACACCCAAGCCTCCGGCATCATCGGGTCGAGTTCGGGTGGCGGTGAATACTCGGCGAGGTAAATGCCGGTGTCCTCGCCGGTGTCAATGCCGCGTAGTGCAGCCTCACGCCAACGCAGCATCGCGACCGATTCCTCGGTCCCTGCCGTTGAGTAGAACATCGCCAGCGGATTGACGATGGCGCGCTGCGTCGGCATGAAGCCGATGTCAAGTGTGTCAGAGTCGATGCCCCACAGTTCGTCCCCGATCAGGACGTCAACGCCGGAGAGGCCGTGAGGTGCCGAAGGTCGGGCGGCTTTGACGAGCCACTTGCTGCCTTTGTGCTGCACTTCGGTACGCCCATACGACCATGTCGGCACAGCTGCGAACTTGGCCTCCAGTACCGGGGCAAGGTCTTGGAACATGGCGACCGCGATGTCCAGCCGGTGCGCGAACGTCACAATCTTGACCGGGCGCTTGACAATCTTGGGGTACTCCAGCAGCAGCCATCCGATGCTTGCAGCAATACACACGCTCTTGCCCTGCTGACGCGCGGTTGAGATGAGCGACGTGCGGTTGCACCAGCGACCGGCCTTGTCGTAGGCGAATTGCTGTGTCAGAACGTGACGTTGCCAAGGCATCATCGACACGCCGAGATGCTCAGCCGCCCACTCAATCACGGCAGGCCCATACGAACCGACCGAATCCGACACAATCGTTTCCAGTCTCGGCAAGTCATGACGGTTGTGTGAGGACTTCGTCCGTTTCTTGGGCGAGACAG